CATCAACAGACTGCACGATGCCCAACAGGAAGATATGTTGTGGTTTCGCGATGAACTCGACAAACAAGCGAGGTGGAATTTGCTCACTATGTTTTTAACAACAATAAGTCTCATTACCTTTGGGGCAGCGGTCGTATTGACCGCCACGCTTTGGGGTTTAATCTCATTCTAATGAACACAATATCATTCAGCCAAGCCGCAGAATTGCACACCATAAGTGAGGATTTGGAACGCGCTCTGCTCATCTATAACGCCAAGCTCACGCTGCTATTCAACACACCAGCGAATGATCCGCAAGAGGAGATAGTTAAGTCATTGCAGATTTATGAAATCACGCGAGAGATTCGCGCCATTCTTAAACAACTGAATCAGGATGAAGGCATCGCTGGAATTTAATCTGCCCGATGAGGAGGAATTATTCACAATGGCAACCAATGGTCATCGTGCGCACTTCGTCTTGATTGACCTTGACCAGTATCTTCGCTCGCGCATCAAGTACGCACCCGATGATGAACTCGATGTGGTGATTGAAGCATTCCAGCACATACGCACCAAGCTGAATGATTTGTGCTACACTAACCAAATAAATATTCAATAATGAATGAGATGTCAGTCGAGGAAGCATACCTCATCCGCAAGCGATTGTATTTTGATCTTGGCATATATCGGATGTACGCACGAAATAGGCGCGTGTGGCATTGGTGTATGAAGGTTATCAGCGCAGGCATCATCGCATTCGCACTACTCGCACTCATCCATCAGCCATCCGGGCGTTCACCGTTCATCTATGGGAGCGCAATCAACGGAGCATTGATGTTTATTATCATCGCTCTGGGTGCGATAGATCATCAGCTGATTGGGCGCAGCAAATCGCGCATTGTGCCTTACCTATGGCGCAACCATCCGCTGGATAGTTGGGATTCATTCGTTGACAAATCAGGATTGATATGAAAGTTATCGCGTGCCTTGCGGTACAAGGCAGAGGTCCATTAGTGAAACATACCATTGCGCGTCTGCTCAATGTTAATAAGGTGGATAAGGTGATATGCGCGGTGAGTGATCATCACGATGCGATGATTTGCGAGCAATCAGGTGCGCAAGTTGTGATTGAAAAAAATCATCCACTTGGGCGCAAATGGAATGCAGCATTCCTCGCAGCGAAAGATAATCAACCTGACGCGGTACTATTTGTCGGATCATCCGATTGGATCAGCGAAGATTGGTTGCGCATCTATGCCTCAATGCTTCCATCCAATGGAATGATTGGTTCACCCGGTTGTCACTTTGTGGATTACCATCCAACGACCAGCACGCGACTTGTGTATTGGTCAGGATATGCCAATGGATTGCCACACGGTAAACGAGCAAAAGAGCGCGAGAATGAACCTATTGGTATCGGTCGAATAATCAGTAAGGATGCTCTTGATTTGATGCAATGGATGCCATTTAACAACGATCAAGACAATAGCTTGGACTGGACAATGTATCAGAAGATCATCGCCAACAAAGGTGAGGTAATATGTGTACGCACGGCAGCAGATGCGGTGTCTATATCCTGCCACGCTTGGGCGAATAAACATAAATTCGAAGAGCATTGGAGTAACCGATTGCCATCACAACGCATCAAAGATTTAAAGCATTTCCATCAATCCTTTCCCGAATGGGAGCAGTTTATCCAATCAATATGAAAGCCACGCAATGCCACATATCAACAAGTCTTGCAGGATTAGATTTTGCAAGCAAGTATAACCTGACTGCTTATGTTGATAGTGAATCACCGCTGGTCATATTTGGGATGTATAATGAGGATGATCTTAATATATATCTGAATCATCCTGCTCCAGTAATTCTCGTATGGCAAGGATGCGATGCGCGTGATGTGACTATGCGCCCTGATTTCATTGAAGCTATTAAGCTGCGCTCTGCGCGACACTATTCCATCAGCCATTGGATTGATGATCATCTTCAATCAATCGGCATCCCTTATCAACATCTTCCAATATCCGCAACCATCAATGAGCAGAATGTGGTTGTTCCGGGCGATCACATCTACTTTTATACGAGCGATCTTTCAGACACATCGATGGAATATTATGGAATGGAGATGGCGATGGAAGTGAGGAAGATGACTGGCATTCCGATGATTATTGGTCATCTGAATAAGTTTATCAAATCTGAACTTTATAGCGCGTATGCTGCCTCGTTTATCAATCTGCGATTGACGAGAATGGATGGATGTCCGAATACCAACTTGGAGATGGGATTGATGGGAAGACCTTCCGTATTCAATGGTGTTATTCCAACAAGTATCGGTTGGTCCAATGTGGATGACATCTGCGAAAGTGTTGTTAATGAATACAATAACCGTAGTCTAATCAAGAGTTCATATATTAGCAAGCAAATAAATAACTACCTCAATATCACCGACCAATGGCTACATATATGAACTGCACACGATGCCTGTTCACATCTGACATCGCTCATATCCACAACGATGGAATATGCGAATACTGCAAGATGCACGATAAACTTGAAGTGCAAAGTCTGCCGAAAGATTTGATGCGCGTGCTGGATAAGATTCGGCATAAAGGCAGAAATAAAAAGTATGATTGCCTCATCGGCATAAGCGGTGGATTGGATTCATCAACAATGCTATATCTCGCAGTACGCAGTTGGGAATTAAATCCTCTTGTTATCCATTTCGATAACCATTGGAATGCACCTGAAGCAACGCATAACATCAAGGCACTTATTCAGAAACTCGGTGTGGATGCCATTACATACAATGTTAACAAGCAAGAGTATGACCAACTGAATATGGCATTCCTTCACGCTGGAGTGCCTGATGCTGACATACCCAACGACATCGCGATGACCAAATTGATGTATGACACCGCTCAGAATTACGGAATTAAGTACATATTGAATGGTCACGATTTCCGCGAGGAAGGCAGCACACCACGCGGATGGACATATATGGATGCCAAGTACATCCGCAGCGTATATAAATGGTACACAGGCAACGATTTGTTCAACTATCCCGTGTTTACATTTTGGGATCAGATCAAGGCAGGTATCAATGGCATCGTGCAGGTGCGCCCATTCCATTACGGATTCTATCGCAAGCACGCGGAGCGTGAGATGATCGAATACATCGGATGGCAATCGTATGGCGGTAAGCATTGCGAGAATCTTTATACTGAATTTGTCGGAAGCTATCTGCTTCCAGTAAAGTTCGGAATCGACAAGCGCATTGTGTATTATTCAGCGCAGGTTCGGAGTGGATTGATGACGAAAGAAGATGCGCAAATCAAGTTGTCGAAAAGACCAGAGTTTGATTTCACCAAATTCGGTGAATCTGCTGATGTAATATTCAAGGCAACGCTCGGTGATATTGGTGATAGAAGTAATTTTGATAGGTATAACTTCAAGGCATACCGCCCATTGATATGGATATTGATGAAGCTGAAGGTTGTGCCGTACACCTTTTACAAAAAATATTGCTTCTGATTGAATTGGCAATCCGACTACCTACCCAAGCAGATAGAGGCATTGCATCACTTGTCGAGTGATAGCGATGCTGAACTTGTGTTATACGGTGGCAGCGCAGGATCAGGGAAAAGTTGGCTCGGATGCCGTTGGCAAATAATGCGCAGATTGCGTTATCCACAAACGCGCGGATTGATTGGAAGATCAAAACTCGACACGCTAAAAAAGACAACGCTGCGAACATTTTTTGAAGTGTGCGGTCAGCTGAATATGGTGAGTGGCAAGCATTACACATTCAACGGACAATCCAACATCATATCATTCTACAATGGTTCAGAGATTATTCTGAAAGACCTATTCGCCTATCCATCCGATCCAAATTACGATTCACTCGGCTCACTTGAGATCACCGATTTCTTCATCGATGAGGTTGCGCAGGTGACGAAGAAGGCAGTTGATATAGTGACCAGTCGTGTACGTTATAAGCTGAATGAATATGAATTGCGCCCGAAAGGATTGATGAGTTGCAACCCATCACGCGGATGGCTTTACAATGAATTTTATCAGCCGTATAAGGATGGCACATTACCGCATTACCGCGTGTTCGTGCCTGCTCTTCCGGGCGATAACACACACTTACCTGACACATATCTTGATACGCTCGCTCGTCTGCCCGAACAGGACCGCAAACGCTTGCGTGATGGCGATTGGGATTACGATGAGAGCATTGATAGGAT